GAAGAGATTACCTATTTTGATAAACGAATGGAAAAATATAAAGGAAGATGGATTTAATGCAAATTGGTGATAAACAATGGTTAGAAAAAGCAAATAAAGTTTTAACATTTCCCTGTATTATTGCATTTATGGTTAAACCAAATGGTGCTGTATGCTGTCATAAGGTTAAAAGCGATGCCCACGATACCTACAATGTTAAATGGGGAAAGATTGGATCTTATGGTGACTATGCAGTTATTTCTGTCAAGCACATAGAAACTATAGCAGAATATGCACATGAATGTAAGAGGTTTACTGATATTTGGAAACATAAAAAAGGAGTTCAATAAAATGGAAAATGTAGATATTCCAGTAAAAGTATATTTAAAGAATAGCGACACACAGCACTATAATGCTCATATTGCAGTTAAAGATTTTACTGATTATCAAAAGATTGCTAAAAAAATTGCATATAAAAAAGATATAGGCGAGACAGTAACTTTTATGGGTACTCAATCTGTGAGCATTATTAATTCAGATGATATTGAAGGAATTATATTCGATCCAACAAAAGATCAAATTAAAGAATTAAAAGATAGAGAAATGATTTCAAAACTTCCATCGTTAAAGCAGCCACTATTTCAAGTTGGGGATCACGTTATAGTTAAAAGTAGTGGATTTAAAGCAACTATTAAGAGAATAGATACTATAACAATAGCAGGAAAGTTTATTGCTTTTCAGTATCAACTGTTGATGAAAGCCTTTTGCGATGATAATTATATTGTAATTCTGTGTGAATCTTTATTGGAAAAAGATGATTCGAATGAACAATGATCAGAAAAAGGGTATGAGTTGTATAGAAGTTTTGACATTGGTTTTTGTTGTTTTGAAATTAATTGGTGTAATTAATTGGTCATGGTGGTGGGTTGTTTCACCACTATGGATACCAGTTGGATTTATTATTGCCTATCTATTAATTGGCTTAATTGTTGCAGGAATTATTAAATTGTCTTCAAAATAAATTGATTGGAAGGGTTATAGATGGTTTATGTATTAAAAGAAACATTGGGTCAATCATTGCTGAATGTAATTAATCATAGGATTTTTTTTCCACAAGGAAGAATTAGAGATTTTATGGATACAGCTAGTCGAAAAAATATTAAGCTAACAGAATCAGTTATTCAAGATGTAGTTAAAGGCATTTATTCAGGTAAGGACATAGTGAATCCATTGACACCTGAAAATGAAATGCATACTTATTATGATGGATTGCCGAATGGATTTGAAAAAGAATTTGTACGTAAAACAATTCACATTGTTTCAAGACAATTTCCAGAGGTTAAGCATTGGATTGAATAATTAAAACACGTATTTTAAACAGTGATATTCTCAATTATAGCGTGGTTTAAAGCGTTTTAGTTGAGAATATTTCATATAATAGTCACAATATTGGAAATAAAAGGAAGGTAAATAATGGAAACTATTTCTATATTATTATTTGGCTACGTTTCATTTAATACATGTTTAGTGTTGTTGGCATTGTTAGAGGATATACAACCTAATACTAAATTTTATAGTATGTTGATTTTATTTGGGTTTCCTTTGGCTTTATTCTTTATTATAGAGGATTTTGCAATGAAATTATATAAGAAACATAAAGGAGATAACTAATCATGTTTACTAAATTAATTGATCAGATTAGTTTACAAACAGGTTTTACAAGAAATTATACAATTGCATCATTGAGAAGTATGCAAGTAAGATGGATCTTGATGAATGAAAGATCACGTTTAGCAATGGCTGAAACACTTGCAGGTAAAGAAGGTGCAGCGTTCGTTATTGCACTTATGAATATATTGATCAATTCATAAAAAGCATTCTTTTTATGGTTTACATTTCACCATTTTTAGATATAAGTGTGGTGCAAATTCAAGGAACAGGAGTTAATCAATATGACAGAAAAGAAGGTTGTTCCAATGACAGAACAAGCCAAAGAAGAACCGATTAAGGTTCAGGATTTAATTGATCAGGCAGAAGTTGTATTGTTCCTTCAGACATTTGAGGGAATCTATCAGGCTTCTAAGGATGAAAAAGGTGTTCTTGGTGGTGTTCCAATGTTTACTACACAAGATGCCGTCAATCTATTGAATAACAAAGGAATTAAGGTTTTGCTATTTGATCCGATTGAGAAAGCACCATTATTTAATTTTAAGTTTGAACGAAAAAATCGTCAACAGCGCAGGAGTCGCAGGAAACAAGTTCAGAAAGCGCAGACAGTAACAAAAGCAACAACTAAAAAGGAAGGTAATAAATAATGGCTGAATCATCACAACTACGAGCATTAGCGAATGATGTGGAAATCATCGGTACACTCAAGCATAAAGAACTAGACTTTAAGAGTTTGGATGATGGCAGACAGTATATTGGTGGATCTTTAATTGTTGAAGCAAAGTTTGACGACAAAGTACAAAATCTACGAGTGAATATCTTCACCATGAAAAAGGCTGCACGTTTCTATAAGGGAATGGAAACGGTCAATAACGAATTTAAGACTATTGATGAAGATGGTCGTGAAAATGCAGATCGTATTCGAGTTATTGGGAATATCGAACTTCAGGAATATTATAACTCTGAAGGAAAGCTAACGCAATTCAATTCTATTCATGCAAACAAAATCAAACGTCTGAAAGACGAAGAACAAGAATTGGAAGATAGTGCATATGCAAAGGTAGAAACTTACATTGAGTCCATTGAAGATGGGAAAAATGCAGACGATATTCCAACAGGTGAATTGATTGTTAATGGTTTTACAGTCAACTATGGTGGTCGAGTTGTTCCATTGATTGATCTAAAAGTTCTTTCATCACTGGCAGAAGATTTTCGTGGTCTATATGAAGTTGGAAAGACGGCTTCACTGTCCATCAAATTACTGAATTATCCAGACATAACAACGGCAGCAGAAGAAAAGCCTGTTGAACATGGATTTGGTCAAGATGTAAAAGTTGAGCATCAAACTGTACAACAGTTCATTCAAGAAAATGATATTGTCGGTGGAGAATTGCCATATTTTGATGAACGTGCGCTTACACCAGAGGAAGTCGAAGAAGCACACAAACTAAGAAATATTGCATTGGAAGATGCCAAGCAAAGAGCAAATACTAAGAAACCTGCTGCAAAGGCACAACAAGGATTTGCAAATAAGCCAAGTGAAGATAACGGAGTTCCAAGGTTTTGATGATTCCTGTTGTAGTACACTACCAATCAAATGGATGTAGGGGAATGCCCTACATCTTGAAAGAAGTCATATAAATGTCAATTACTGATGAAACAAAAAGAGATTCATATGAAAAAATTCTATATAACTTATCCAATCGGCAAGAAGAAATTTATATATATCTGAAAATGAGTGCCTATTCCAAAGTTGGGTTAACGGCTAGTGAATTAGCATATATGATGCATCGTGATGGATATTTCCCAACTTCAGACAGAAATTTTGTTCATCCAAGACTAAATGAAATGGTTGAGTTAGGAATGGTAGAAATCATTGGTAAAAGACAATGTGAGATCACCAATAGAAAAGTTTCAGTATATAGGGTGGTAAGCAGATGAAAAACTCAATAACAAAGCAAGATGTTGATGAAGTAATGAATAATAGTGAATTTGTTTATCATACAGATTTTGAAAAAAATCTTGTGGGATCAATGAAAATGCCAAACGGATTTATTATTACAATTGCGTCAGCTTGTGTAGATAAAGAGAATTACAGCATCAAGATTGGCAAAGAAATTTTACATGAACGATTTGAAAATAAGGTATGGGAACTATTGGGATTTGCTTTACAGCAAAAAGTTTATGAGAGCAGGCAGAAATAATGGATAAATTGAAAGAGTTAATTAATGAATTGAATTTGCTTCATGCTTATGTGCATTCAGAGCAACCGATACTTGGTTGGCGAAAGCCTTACAGCGTTACCTATAAGGCACATAAAATTGCTTGGTTTGATGCAAATATTTATGGAAAAGTGGATTTTCTTTACAAGGGAACAATGAAATTTGCAAAAGAAAAAGATCCAGTTTTATTCTCCATCATTACAAAAATTGCAGCATTCTCTGTTATTCCATTAGAAGATAGAGAATCACTTTTCTACCGTGTACGAGTCAACAAGAAAGTATTTGATTTTTCTAATCCACCATTTAAGACAGGGCGATTTGATATTGATCTGCAAGATCAAATAATTGATGGTAACTATCTGAACAAGCAAAAAATCAGTGATTTATTTATTTTTTCGACAAAAGAAGATAGCACTGGTTATCAAACAATTTTCTCCAACAAGGAAATCGAAGAACTTATCAATGACGATTCTAATTTTACGCTTGAGCCTTGTGATGAATCAGAGAAAGCAGTGTTGAATAATGATTAATCTAAGCAACCTAGAACCAGTCAAAGTATCAACAGATTTATCATCGTACTCAAGTTTTATCTATGGTATTCCGAAAATTGGCAAAACTACTTTTGTTCAAAGCTTATATGGTCAAAAAGTTCTTTTTATTGCGACTGAAAAGCGTCATAAGGTTTTGGCAGGAGCGTATGTACAGTATATTGGTTCATGGTCTGAATATATGCAAGTTATTGCTCAATTGAACACCAAAGCTATGCATGAGAAATTTGATGTGATTTGCATTGATACGGTCGAAAATCTTTATGATTATTTAACGGCTACGATTCTTGCAAAATATCAAGAAAAAGAAATGGGCAATGCTGATTGGGGTAAAGATTGGACAGATCTGAAGAAAGAATGGAAAAAAGGTCTAAGGATCATTGAACGTATTGGATATACGCCATGTTTTATTTCTCACGCTGTTCAGAACACTGTTAAGATTCCAGTTGCAGGTGTTCTTGAAAGTGACGTAAAAGAAAATAATATGAAGAAAGAAGAGGACAAAAAGACAGGTGAAGAGTATTATACCTATGATCAATATCAGCCAAATCTTAAAGATAAGGTTATGTCCCCAATTAATGAAATGGTGGATGATATTCTTTTCATGACTAATACGATTGATACCAGTGGTAAAGAACATCGAGTTATTCATTTACGCAGTTCATTGCAATGGGTTGCAGGATCAACTTTTGATAATATTGCACCTGTGATTCCATTATCTGCACAAGCATATAAAAATGCTGTTACTGCTGCGATTGATAAAGTTGACGATTCTGATAAAACGGATAAGAAGAATACGGCAACTTTAGGTGAAGAAAAAGAGATCGATTTCAAGGCACTTATGAAGCAAACTGAAGATCTTGGAACAAAATTCTTTGCGGCAAATCGTGGGGACGAAGTAACACAGATTGCGAATGAAGTGTTTGGTACAGGCAATAGTATTATGGATGCTACACCTGATCAGGCAGAGTTGTTGCAGATTGCATTTAATAAGATGCAATCACAATTTGCCAAAACACTAGAACAATAAAATTGAGATATGAAAAAGCACTGATTAATTTCAGTGCTTTTTGTTTACATTATGATTTTCTTTGATATAAGCAATATGGAAAGAAAGGAGAGATCAATATGAAGAAATTTTTTGGAGTGTTAGTTGGATTTTTAATTACGACAGTGGTTTTTGTTGCGAAGGTGATTTGGGCAGCATTTTTATTTTTTCTTCCGTTAAATTTGGTGTTTGCTGCATTGTATTTACTTGGTATTGCTGTACCACTTGCGCCTACAATTCTGTTGTTCGTGGCAATTGTAATTTTTATCAATATGTTTAGGAACTGATCATATGAGTGGGATAAAAATCAAAGGTAGAAAAAAAGGATATAGAAAATGTCATGGTCGTTGTGGATTGTCTTATCCAATTGAAGAATTAAAAAAAGATATACATGGTTTCCTTTATTGCGAAGAATGCTATGAAAAATTGATTCATCCTTTAGGTGCATCATGGCAAGATGTGATCAAAGCAACAAGAGATTTTTTTGATTATGCACCAAATGAAAAGATCAATACTTTATTCTTACGTAGATTAAAGGTGTTTCATGAAAATGAATTTTACGATTATTCATATGAAGATATACTCTACGTTCTGAAATATATCAAGCAATGGTTTCCTGAAGAAATTGACAGAGAAGGATATGGCATTGGCATTGTTCCCTATTATTATGATCGAGCAATGCAATACAAAGAAGAGCAACAAGAGAAAGCTACTAAATCAAAAGACATTTTTCCACCAGTCAAAAAAAATGTTTTTGTTGATTTTGGTTCTTTTCATGAACAGGACAAAGGAAGAAACTTTTTGAAACACAAGAAACACCACATAGATTTTGACCATGTGGAACAATATCTAAATCAGAAGTATGGTGAAAAGCAATGAGCATTGATTTATTGAATGCATCTAATCAAGTAGAAAATATTCTTGGCTGCTTATGCAAGAATCCAAAGCTACTTAATCATAATGATTATTCGTTGACAGAGGACAATTTTTCAACAGATTTAGGAAAAATCACATTCACAGCCATTCAAGATCTTTATTACGATAATGATGGATTATCTTCAATAAATGAGATAGATATTGACAATTTTCTGAAAGATTACCCACAAAGTTATCGGTTTTGGAAGTATTATAAAGGTAAAGAAGCCATAGCTGAAGCCATCAAAAAAGCAAATAAAAAATTGTTTAAATCATCTTATACGATGGTAAAGAAATGTACGTTGCTTAGGAAATATGAAGAAAATGGTTTCAACACAAAAGAATTATTCAACTATGATGAAGTAGATCTTCAGAGTATGGAAGACGAACAAACAAAATTAGTTGATCTGAAGGAAGAAGATATTGTTCATTTCTTCAGAGCAAAACTCATAGATATTCAAAATGGATCTGGTAACAGCGTTTCATCACTTAGTTTTAGAGCAGGTGATGGGATAGAAGATCTCTTACAGCGTATTCATGCACATCCTATTTATGGCTATCCGTTTAGGAATGGATTCTATAATTCTCTATGTCGTGGGATGCTAAAGAAAAGACTTTTGCTGCGGTCAGGCGACACAGGGACAGGAAAAACTAGACAGGATTTAGCAGATATGCTTATTGTCGCATGTGATGAAATATGGGACGATGATACAAATAAATGGGTTAGTGTTAAACCTTCATTCCCATCTTTATTCATATCAACAGAACTAGACAAAGATGATGTGCAAATATTAATGCTTGCTTTCGTTTCTGGTGTTCCTGCTGATGTAATTGAAGATGGAAATTATTCAGATTTTATTGCTGCACGACTTAAAAAAGCAGCACAGATAATCAAAGCGTGTCCAATGTATTGTGAATATATTGAAGATTTCTCGATTTCAGATATTGAAGATATGGTAACAGATTATATTGTGTCTAAAAATGTTGAATATATTGGGTTTGATTATATTCAGTCAACACCAAAACTAATGAGAGAGATTCGAAAAGCATATAAGGCTGATGTACGTGAAGATGAAGCGTTGAGACAGCTATCAGCAGGATTAAAGCAGATAGCAGTTAGATTAGACGTTTTTGTTGAATCCTCTACACAGCTAAATAGAAATGGAAAAGATGTTGAAAAACGTGATTCCGCAAGTCTACGTGGTGGATCAGGAACGGCAGATAAGGTTGATCATGGTGTATTGTGCTTTAGAGCAACTAAGAAAGATCTTAAAGAATTACAACA